AAATGATCACTGGTCTAGTAAGTACCACTTCCTCACAAATTTATGGTGTTTCCTTAAATAATTTCTGGTCTGGTCTAGTAAGTACTGCACTGGAACAAATTTCTAGAAAATGGCTAAATCGTTTTTGAGACCTTATTTCCCTGCAATGACCTCTCAGTGTCTGGCTCTGTTACTGCCTCTGTTTCTTACGTAGTAATCTACGAAGTAGCTGATGAAGTGTCTGCCCTGTAGGTTCTTGGCTTTAGCCAAGCCCTCTGTTAGGTTCTCTGTTACTTCTATCTGTTACTGTTAGCTATGGATTGATGTTTCTCCCTAGCTAGCATATCTGCCCTCAGTAACAGATAAAAGTTAAGGGAGAAGTTAAGGTTTAGAGTAAGGTTTAGGATTTGTGTATAATGTAAGGTAATTTGATATCTTAAGGAGAACTTATGGAAGATAAGGTTAAACCTAGATTAGGAGATTGCTTAAATAAGGTGGGCAATATTGCACACGTAGATGCTGATACTGTTGCTGAGTGGTTTAGGACTAATAGCAAGGGTAAGAGACAGAAGAGGAAGCTTACAGTTACTGATGAAGTTGTTAAGCTAGTTAATGAGAGTATAGATGATCCTATCTATGATGGTGCTAAGTTTGTAGATACTGTGATCACTTACAAGAATGTCTTAGATGATCTGGATAGTAGCTATAAGGTTACACTAGAGGATTACATTAACGCTATTAG